TGAGCCGCTAGTTGCGTTCTCAATGAACCACAACTTGCTGACCGTGTTCGGCCCTATAGTGATGGTGCAAGCTGAATCAAGAGTGCCAGTATACTTGAGGAAGAGTGAACGGCCAGGATCAGTAGAACCATCAGCAATGGTGGTAGTGTGAGTGTCAGCATTAGTCGTAATAGCTTCCGTACCAAAACTAAATGCCTCAGCTATCAACTCCAAATTTGTATTCGTACTGGTGCCCCACGTACCTGCCTCATCGCCGGTAGATATCTCTTTGAGGCGTAAATCATTAACATAAGTTGCCATTTATTTTCTCCGACTTTTAGTCTTGGGCTTTTCTGAACCCTTAATAACCCTTTTTACTTTCTGAACCATTAAGGCACCTCCTCCCAGTTTGCTGTTTGGCTTGTGTCTACTAAGCTCCAAACGTTGACGGCAGAAGTTTCTCCTGTCGCTGAAACCCCAGTTACTGCAACCACTTTGGGCAGTGAAACTACTACAGCACCAACCGATCCAGTCGCTTGGAAACCAGTTGGAATGATCGTTTGGCCCAGTCCGACAGTAACCGTACCAACGGCACCAGTACCTACAACACTCGGTATTACGACAGGGGTTGCTTGACCCCACGGGCCTTGCCCCCAAGTGCCTCTGCCCCAACCAGCTAGATCTGCCACATGCTACTCGCTATGCGATTCGGATGATGGCGCTAGACGCATTCGCTGTAGGAAATTGAATCGTAAAATCCCCATCAGTAGATTGCTTGTCACCACCAAACGCTAAAGAACAAACGGCTTTGTCTGACTGAGTATCATTGTAGATCAAGGCACCGTTTGCAGTAATGCTGCTAGAACTAAATGTGAGATCAGCAAAATCACAAAACGCCGTCGTGCCTGATGTCGTTGGAGTAACGCTAGTTAACGCTGCTCCAGCGGCGGTATAGCCTGTTCCAGAAACCTCATTTGACGTTGTGTAAGCGGTTGTGCTTGCATTTAGCGTTGCTGAGCTTGTGTACAAGGCCAACTTAAACGTATTGCCAGAACTAGCAGTAAAGTTGTGTGTACCAACAAGAATCTCTTGCTTAAACGATGTGCATAGCGCAGATGTGATACTCATGTGAGTCTCCGTATTATGTTTGCCAAATCAGGTTGACCCTGAGTTTCAACTTCAGCAGCCAAAGTTATACGATCACTTCTGATCGCTTCTTTAATGTAATAACCGATAACCTTTCTTATATCTTCCCGAAAGGATAACGCTTGCTCTTTAAGCAACGGGTGACTGTTTTCACCCACGCTAACAATACGCTTTGTTGCAGCATCTGCCCAAAAATCAGGATCGTGCCCTTTGTTTTGTGTTGTGGAAACGATAACGTCACCGACACGCCCAACTGCTGTCATCTAGCAGACCTTACTTCGCCTGAGCGATAGCTGTCCGTTGTACTATACCCCTCACCTAGCGCCCTAAGATCAGACAAGGCCGAGTCGTATCGAGCCTGATAAAGCTGCATCAAGTCAGGTTCACCTTTCAAAAACGTGTATGCCTCAACGAGACTCCCATATAGGAGTGTATTTTCTGCATTGTCGCCCAACCAACTTGTCCCAGTAGCAGATACTGTGATTGATTGCGGCCTGTAAAAATAATGAAGCTCTACCGTAAAGTTTGCATTAGGGGTTGGCCCAACAATGAATGTCGTGTCATCAAAGATCGCATAATACTTAGGCACCCCTGTGCTGGATGCCGTTGGGTACGCTTGCCGTATAAAGTTGACATCTTTAAACGACAAGTACTCGTAACCACTGTTATCTACAGCCAGTGAGTAGGATGACAAGAAGTCAGAAGGAGTCTCTAGGTAGGTGTTTGATTGTGACATCGTACCTGTGACGTTCTTTCTGAAGTTCGGCAACTGAACAGATTTGAGAATCCGCTCCTCTGCCTGCGTAATTATTGTGGGAAGATTTGTAACAAGCGTTGTTTCATCTGTTTCCAGATAGTCTTGTATCGCCGTCTTCAGGGTTGTAAATGTCCACGCCATTAGCTTGTCACCACTGTAACGACACCAACGTGCCCAGAACAATCCAAGCCGACTTGGCCTACTGGATTGAACGAAGACAATATACGGCTTTCATCTAGCCCTCTGTCGGGTCTTGGGTTTCTCAATGCTCTAGGATCATCAACCCGAACCTTGCCTAGCTGTAACTGAGGCTGGTCTGGATCAACAACATCCTTACCTACCAAAAATCCTGTGGGACGCTGGTTGACAATTTCAGGCACCAAGTCTTTTAGCGGATACCTAAACCCAGTTAGATCGCAGTAACCAAAAGCGTATTTACCTTTAGTGTATGAACTCAAAACGAATACCCCCCAGGAGAGACATACAGAGAAGCTTTGTTACGATCCGAGTCTGACGCAAGCTTCCACTGCTCTTCGTAGTCAGCCTTTAAGGCTTGCGCCCTAGCTCCTGCTGATGGGTACTTCAGGCTTAATTGATACGCCAATCCGCTAACCAAGCAAGGCAAGAACCGAGCAGGAACATCTATGTTATTCGCCGCCGAGTTGCCAGCATCCTCCACACGTTCCATATAGTAGTAGCCAAACTGATAGGTCTCTTGACCATCGGGTGTAGGCCACACATTAATTGTGATTGAGTCAACGTTGCGCTCAACGTAGTACTGCAAAGGCTTGCTTTGTGTAAGCTTGTTTGAAAGATTTGAGTACTGACTTACAGAAATGCGGGTCATTGACTGATCAAACTGTGAGTTCTGCTCGCCCGCGTCTGTTCTGACAAACGCCTCAATAATGTCCAGAACCTTGCCGTCCAGCGTGTATTGATTCGTGCCAGCAGTGAGTGCTTGTGTGGCAAAGTCTACAGACCAAAGGTTCAAGCCTCTGTTTTGCCATTCTAGCATCATCAGATTCAAGCTGCGCCTAGCGGTTTTATAATCATACCCACTACGAAGCTCTAAGCCTGCTCGCTCAAAAGCCTCTTCCATTGAATCTGCAAGATCTAGGTTAAATGAGAATGTGCCGCTAGTAGCCATCTAAATAATTCGTCCACGGGTCTTACCCTTGATAGCCATGCCATCAATCGGCTTTGTGCGCGTTTTCCCTCCAGCCCTCATCTTGGTCGAACCAGACATGGTCTTTTCCATACGATCAGCTTCGGCGGCCTCAGAAGCCAATCGGTCTTCTTCTTTACGCGCCTTTTTCTTTTTACGCTTTTCCGTCAAATAAGCTGGAAGAACGCCCGCGTACTCCATAATTCCTTCGCCTTTTACGAGCGATGCGATTGGAGAAACATCTGAAAGTTTTAACCCCATTACGGCCTCCTAGCCTTTAGCTTCTTTTTAGGAACGCGCTTCTTCTTTGCTGGCGCATTCTTAATCTGCTTACCTTCTTGTGCTCGACTAATTGCCATCAGTCTCTACCAAACTTTTGTTTTTGTGACTTAGGTGGGCTTTTAGTGCTTCCACCTTTTCCAGACCAAAACACCTTGTTAGCCCAATATGCGGCTGATGTCTTGCCCTTTTTAATGTTTTTACCATGACGGGCCTTGAAGCTTTTACGCGCTTCTGCCGAGTAATTATGCCCCATCTTCTGATCACCAAAGCGAATGATCTTCATCTTTTCGCCATCCCTAACAGCAACAACCGCCTTCTTAGACGGATGTTTAGGTGTACGCTTTGGCTTGTTCAGCCCGCTAAGACCGACTTTTTTTAGCCGGTTCTTCTCTGCATCGGTCAAACTCATTTACGATGCCTCGCTGTTTTCTTGGCTATTTTCTTGGGCTGCTTTGAGTGCTGCTTTCCCTTCTTGGTGTCTTCCCGTTTCTTCTTGGAAGTGGCAGCGTACTCCTTGTCTGATAGAGCCTTTCTAGCCTTCTTCGGGAGATACCTTTCACCTGTCGCCTTTTTGCCTTGGGTAGAGGGTTTACCTGACTTAGTTCCCCACTCCTGCTTTGTCCACTTCTTCAAGGACTTCTGGGACTTTTTAAGAGGCATTAGTCTTTGTAACCCCCACCAGATTCCTTGTAGCGTTTAGCCAGCATCTGCGCTTTACGCGCAGACCACTGACCAGGCTTGCCGCCTTTACCACTAGCTTTAATTGAGTTGAACAGCCTTTTACGCAAAGCTGGCTTCGTGTAGTTGCCAGCTTCATTTACTCGAGACTTGCTCTTCTTTTTCTCAGCCATCTTAGAAGTGCTTCCGAACCTGCATAACTATGTTGTATACATCACCGCTAGAGTGACCAACAGTCGTAAACTGTATATCACCTGTAACACCAGACCCAGCATTGTTGGGTATCCCAGTGAAATCAGTGAAGTCTAGCGTGTCAGACCAGTCAGCATTTAACTGCCAAGCCAGAACGTCTGACGTTGCATCAAACAAAATCTTCACACCCATACCAATGGTTGAGTAGTAAATCTTTTGTATTGAGACTTTCGTGCAGGACGCTCCAGTCATAGGGTCATCAGCCAATGCAGAAACATCAATCTTGGTAACAGCAGATTCGCCTGATCCATCGCTCACGTTAGTGAAGCGGAAGATAGCTGTGTTGCCATCATCCTGTATGGTTTGTGTAGCTACAGCATCAGCCATGACTGCCTCCTATTATTGATCAGCAAACGCAGGTGCAGTTGCACCAGTGACCGTGCCGAAAATCTGATAATTGGTGGTATTCAAGCCAACAATCGTCACGTCAAATCCAGCAGGTACATTCAACTGAATGCTGCTGTTTGAGTTTCCATCAGAAAATACCGCGCTAACTTCGTTGTCGGTATCCAAGAACGTAACACCGCCAATGTAAAAGTTAGTGTTTCCTGGGGTGACGATGATTGCATCAGTCGCATCAGCAGCGCCGCCAGCGTAAACAAATCGGAACACAGAGCCGGCGATTGGTGCAGGCAAGGTATAGGTGTTGTCTTGTCCACCGTCTGGAACAAGTATGATTCTGCCGCTATGCGTGGCATTAGTAATCGTTACATTGCCGTCAGCTAGGCTTACAGGGCCATCACCAATAGTCGCAACTTCAGTGATTGCGCCACTCGTTGCATCCTTGCTTACGGTCTTGAAGGTGCTTTCAGAACGAACCGCACCAGTAAAAGTTGTAGTACCCATTGTAGTCTCCTGTCTGGGTTAGTCCAATTGTTCCACATGGAACATTCGGTCAGGATAAAAGAGGTGGCCCCTAGAGGCCACCCCCAAAAAGGCTCTAGCTAGAGCCAGGCGATCCGTAAATGCCCAGTGGGTCAGATACGCCGAACGAGTACCGCTCACGCGCTTTATAGCGCACGTTACCAGTGTCGAAGTCGCCATCCATAGACGTTTCAAGCGGAGTACGCTCGAACATCTTCATGCCATTCGGCACATCGGTGATCAAGAAGAAAGCGTTGCTGTCAGTCAAGTAATGATTGACGGCGTAACCTTCTGGGATCGCACCCATGTTACGGATAGCGTTGATGTCGTTATCAGCAGTACCAACACGCTGTGTGGTTTCAAGCAGACGATCTGCTGTAAACATCAAAGCGGGTGGTACGATCAAACGACGAGGACGGGCCGCAATCAGGAGACCGCGCTCATCAGTGAAAGCAGCAATCTCAATGATTGCATTTTCCAAAGACGTTTCGTTCAAGTCAGCGCCAGTAGATGGACGGTTGGAGTTAGTTCCACCGTTCACTAATGGATGCGAAGCGTTGAACAACGTAACACCATCTCCAGACTGGAAGCTGGTGAAACCATTGTTAAGCAGGTTCGCTGCTTTAACTTGCTTCGTGTACGCCATAGCGCGAGAAAGCGCCTTGGTGTAACGAGCCGAAAGCGAGTCATACAAATTGTCTTCCATCGCCTCTTCGGTGATCGCAAAGCCCATCGAAATGGTTTCGTGATTGTACCGAGCAGTGAAAGACTCCTGTGCAGAGTCGTAGCTAGTGGCTGCACCTTCCGCCTTAACAGGGGCCGCTGCAAAGCCAGACAGCTTTACTTCCTCTTCAAAAGAACGATCAGAACTTTCAGTCTCATAAATGAGAGTGTGTTCATCTTCGTATTTTTCATACTCCAAACCAAACAGAGCGTTAAGCCCTGGCAGGAGTTCTTTAAGCATTTGCGCTCTTGAAATTGCCATTGCCTAATTCTCCTTAAACGCCGAGCTTGGTTTCGTAAGCGTGGCTCAAAGGCAGATAGGTAACGATGCAATCTGTGAATGCATCACCTACGGTGCTTGATGGGCCATCTACGAAATCAACGACACGCAGTGGTAGTGTATTAGTCGTAGCGATAGAGCCGCCGTCTAGGGCGTTCTTGCTTCGACCGATTGAGGTTGATCCAGCAGTGTTAACCGCTGAGATGTTGTTTCCAAGGCCGGTTTGAGCAATAGCCTCATCACCTTGCATACGGAACAACAACTTAGGATCGTCAACAACGTAAGCAACGATATCGTCAGCAGCCGTAGATGCTGGGAATTGTTGGTTAAACGTCTTTTGGTTTGTTGATGGGTCTGTGTAAGCGCAGCCTACAAAGATACCAACAGTGCCAGCAACAACAGACGTTGTTACAGCGGCTTTTTCAACGGTGCCAGCAGCAACCAGCTTAACGAAATCACCATAGAAAATGGCGGTTCCATAAGCATTAGCGATCTTAATGTGACGAACTTTTCCCGTGAACGAGCCGCTCGCACTTAAAGTATCAACTGGTTCGGCACCCATAGGGGTAGCAGCAGTAGCCATAATGGCCTCCTAGTTAATAATAACTAACCCATGCTAAAGGTTAGTTTCTTCCAAAAGTAGTCCTAGTGCTACGCTCTGGATTAAGCATAGGCATTCTA